TTATATCCATTTAACTAAGGGGACGTAGATATGATTGATTTTTAAGCGTTCTGCTTGTTTTACATGTTATCCCATTAGTTCACGTATCATCAAGCATTTCGTTTCTTTTCTTTCCTCTCCCTTCGCATCCTTTCCGGTAGAAAATCATCTCGTTCACTTGCCATTGCGTACACATTGAGTACAGAATGCTGAAATTCAGTGTGTACAGGATACTAAGCCGTGGCCCTCAGCGACACCAAACTTCGCAGCATCAACGGTAAGCCCTACAGCGGCACGCCAGAAGTCACAGATGGTGACGGATTAAGTGTGCGCATAACTCCCACTGGAACGATTACGTTTCAATTCCGCTATCGTTGGAATGCCAAGCCTGTGCGCCTTTCCATAGGCCGCTATCCCGCAATGACTCTCAAAGATGCCCGTGTGATAGTCGGCGAGATGCGCGAATTGTACCTCAAGGGACTAAACCCTAAAAATTATTTTGCCAAAGAAGACGGAGAACTGACGCTAAAGGAGTGCCTGGATCAGTGGTGGAGCAAGTATGTTGAGACGCTGAAGCCTAATACTCAGACGCTCTATAAGTCAGTTGTGTACAACACCATGTACACAGAATTTCCAGATGCTCCTGTCGTTAACATCCCTGTTTCTGCATGGGTTAGATTCTTTGATAAGCAGGAGAAGAAAAACGGGAAAAAGGCCAGAGTGCTGCTCCTCCAGTTACGATCCGTGATTAACTGGTGTATCAGCCGCCAGTTGATACCTTCTTGTGAGGTTCTGAAGCTAAGCGTTAAGACTATTGGCAAGAAACCTGATGTGGGTAGCCGGGTTCTAACGTATACGGAACTAGCCAAAATTTGGTTGGCGCTGGAGAACAGCAAGATCGTTACCTCAAACAAGGTGCTTCATCAACTTCTGATGCTTTGGGGGGCCAGATTGTCAGAACTCCGCTTGGCTACCGCCACTGAGTTCAACATGGACGATCTGATTTGGACTACTCCATCAGAGCATTCCAAAATGGGTAATGTAATTCGTAGGCCTATTTTCGACCAGGTAAAACCTTTCGTTGATAGGCTGCTCAATGCTGGAAACAATGTACTCTTTCCAGGACAGGAACTGGACAAACCTATAGATCGCTCGTCAGCTAATCTCTATATGAAAAAATTAAGGGATAAAATTGATATACCGGAGTGGCGAACACATGACTTCAGGCGCTCGCTGGTGACGAATTTATCAGGGGAAGGGGTTATGCCCCACGTCACGGAAAAGATGCTGGGGCATGAACTGGGAGGAGTGATGGCAGTCTATAACAAACATGATTGGCTGGTGGAACAGGAAGTGGCCTACGAACTCTATGCAGATAAGATTTTATGGCATGTAAAAAATCTTCAGAATGGGAAGGTTTAGTTATCAAACTTCAATGATAAGAGTTGTTGTATGAAGCTATGATGGTTGTGACGCTGTGCACAAAGGAATTAATTCTGAAGAGGTAAAAATGAACGAAAGGTTTTTCTTGTATTTAGATATCCTGGGCTTTACTGAACTAGTGAGGCAGGGAAGTGAGAAAATAGATGATTTATATGAGGTTATAGCTAGCTTAAATGCCCATAAACATGATGCATTTAAGGTTATCGTATTTTCAGATACCGTAGTGGTTTATAATGTGGAGGGTGGTGATACTCCAGCGGATGCTAAATACCTAGTAATGTTTCTTTGTGAGTTTGTAAAAGATTTGATGCATCGTTTGACAGGAAGAAATGTTTACTTTCGAGCAGTGATTACTCATGGTGACTTCACACATTATGAAATTAATGGAATTCCTTGTTTTTATGGTAACGCCTTAGTTGATGCTTATAATTCCGAGAAGGAGTTAAAAGCTATCGGCCTATTTATTGATAAGAAAATAACAAAATATTGTCATATTTTCAAGTATAAGGAGTTTAATGAAAATTATAACTTCGTCTATGTAACACAGTCATTAGATGAGCATGAAAGATATTGTACATATGAGCTTCCCATAGAAGCTGAATTGATAAACATGACAGATTCGAAATGGTTTATTTTACCAGAGATAATTCATGTGAATAATATGTATCTTGGCTCTGTAAATGAAAATTTTCCTGAGTCGGTTAGAAAAAAATATGCAGCATCTTGGGAAATGTATTGTAAGCATTACCCTGTCCTAACAAGCCATTTATTATCATCTGGAAATGATGTCACAGCCATATCACCTGATGTTGAGTGGGATGTGGTTTTTGAGAGATATCCAGAGGATTGTAAATATGCTATCAAATCTATGAAAATATATTAATGATATCATGTTGGTACGCCTGGTTGTATTATGGCCAGGCGAATACCCCCCTTTTATACAACACGATTAACTCCACCATCCTCTATCCATTTTATTACAGCTTTGCGACTGTACCGGGTTGGATAGGTAAGAACGGGTTGGGGAAAACCGTGTTCTTTACGAAGACGCCAAACAGCCGTTTTTCTCTTTTTGAGCAGCTCGAATACTTCCTGCTCTTCCATAAAATCATTCGTAGTCATAAATTACCTCAAGAATTCATATTTACGCAGGAATCAAATGCTGCCAGATTGCAGAGACGTATTTAGCCTGGTGTTTGGCGTCATCAAGCGCATTATGCATATCGCCGTCAAACGGAATATCACGGCGCGGGTTAATGCCAATGGCACGGCCTAACTCAACGATGGTTCGCACATCACGATCATTGGCAAAATGCCAGACGCATGGGATAGATTCACGGTCATAGCTGGCCCGCAGAATTACGTTATCGAAGGTAGCGCCGTTCCCCCATACCTGAACCTTGCCAGAGTCGGCGTTCTCGCGAATAAAGGTGTTCAGCTTAATCAGTGCGGCTGAAATTGTTAACGCATCCTTATCGCAAATAGCCGCTCTAGCTTCTTCGCTTTGCTGCATCCACCACATGATGGTATCGGCATCAGGAACCGCGCCGCCGCTAACAGCGCTCTTAAGGCTGACAACGCGGTAAAATTCCTGGCCGATTTCACCAGTTGAGGGTTCAAAAAATACCGCACCGATGGAGACGATAGGGGCGTTTGGTTTATTACCCATAGTTTCGAGGTCGATCATTAAATGGTTCACGTTAAATATTCTCTTGTTAAGTGCTGGTGGACTGACCGGGAAATTTAGAAATCAGTCGTCATCATCAATAAAGTCTACCCACTCCCCATCATCAGAAACCCCTGGGCATAGCAGCGGGTTGGTTGCAGCCAGCATTTCACCAGCTGCGCCACTGCGCTGAACGCGTCTCAGAACTTCATAGATTTCGAAAGCCTCCGTGCGCTCATCACCAATATCAAGCTCACAGGCCAGCGCGTGGCATTCAGTAGCGAGTGCTGATATCTTCTGAAGCAATTCTACCTTATTCACCTTTCACCTCCTGCGGGGCGGCTGCGAGCAAGCGCTCTATTTCATCGTGAGCATCACCACATCGGATTGCGCTATAACAGCCACGGCTTCCGTCGCTATCGAGCAGACGATTAACTGCGGCGATTAAACCATCCGGAGTTACCGGAGAGTTGCCAGCCTGCAGTACGTTTTGCTCGTATTCAGCGACTTGTGGGTCTACTGGCGTGGATAGGTCGCGAACTGTATCACAAGCCTGGAGCATGGCCGCGCGGCAACGTTGCCATACGTACCAGTAGGATTCCCGCCAGGCGATATTATCCGCCTCTGACGCCTCAGGAGACAGGTCAAAAGAGCAATCTGACGCAAACCAGGAATCGAATAGCTCTCTTAGTTTCGTGTCATCCAGCACTACCGGCGCTGGCTGCTGGGATATCGCGGCATAACAGTCCTCGCACAGGCCATCAACCGAATACCCGAAAATCTGCTTATTGCAGTTTCTGTCTTTGCAGCGACGTCGTTCGTGTTTCTGAAGAGCGTTATCCAGAGCGAGGAAATCAACGCTGGGATGCGCCATGCGAGCATCTATCGCTGCATCAAAATCATTCGTGTCGAGTTCAATCAGGTCATCCCAGGTTGCCAGGCCTGGCTCACCGTCATCGCCAAAGGCGTCTTTGTCGCGCAGGAAGCGGTAGCGCTGAGCATCCCGCTCGACATCTGCTGTGATCGGTGCTGGCTGCGCGTGGCGATAGAGAAAATAAACATCATCAGGCAATTTGTGTGCCGCAGATGAGAAAACCAGCGCGAACTTATTGCCGTCAGGCCGCCTGCTTTGCACATCCAGCGTCGCCACCGGCTTGCTGTCCCTCTCGGCATTGCGGCGTTCCTGTAGCTCTGCGGCCATAGCCATCCATTCATCCCGGGTGGCTGAGTTGATATCGGTGCCAGGTAATGGTTTGAACGCCACTAATTCCGCCAGGCGCTCTCTGGTTATGGTTGAATTGATTTTGCTCAAGTTTTCTGTTCTTTTCATAATTTGTTCCTCGCTTGCATTGCGATATCAGGCCAACAAGCGTATGTTTTCCGGCGTCAAGTTTGCGGGCTGTTAGCTCAGTTGGTAGAGCACTGGACTCTTAATCCATTGGTCGCGGGTTCGATCCCCTCACAGCCCACCACTCACTTCTCTGGTTAATTTGCCGCTCATTGGTTGGCTCCTTCTGCCTGATACTTTTCGAACCAGAACACAACCGGCTTTTCGACGACTTCAACGAGGCCGAAGCGCTCTGCGGTGCGGAAATTGACACTGCTCTTTCTCCCTCGCTCAACCTGTAGCGAGATTTGTTTTCTGAACATTTCCAGCGAGTAAGAGGTTTTGAACAGGTTGCATGGGGCGCAGGCCGGAAACTGATTTTCAAGGGTATCAGCGTAGATATTCCGTACCTCTCCAGTCGCTTTTAGTTTGAAAATTCCTTTTTCTGCAGCCTTCATATCTTGCTCAGAGATTCTCGCCACAGGCTGTACGTGGTCGGCGTGCCAGCCTTTCTCCGGCAGTTCGCAGCCGCAGTAAGCGCAGCGGCCGCCAAACTTCATGCGCAGCTCTGCGCGTTGTTTTTTGGTCAGTGCCATCTAATCAGCTTCCCACTTGATGCCTGTGTCATCCAACGCCGCGTTAACTTCTGCCTCGGGGTATGCGTATATTGCGCAGTGCGCCTCAGTGAACTCTCGGCGATGCAAAACGCTAATAGGCTTCGGCAGCTTCACGGTGCGGGACTCCAGTTCGGCGATGCGCTGGCGCAGTGCTGCGATCTCCATCTCTGCAGCATCGGCATAATTGACGTTTTCATGCTCTAACGGCGGCAGGTCTGGCGTTGTCACGCCAAACAGAGCAGCCAGTGCGCGATAGTTCTGCTCGCTGTGATAGCGGCCTTTGCAACGAACAAGTTTTTCGGCTGCCGCGCGGATGGGTTCCAGCTCGGCGATGCGCCTATTAGCTTCCAGCAAATCCGAAACACCCTGTTTAGTGGTGGCCATAAGTTGAATAGCCAGTGCTTTCCAGGTGACAGGCTGTAGCGGACCACAGCCATTTGGGCATGGCTCAGGTTCGCTTTTGACAGTGGTAATTGTGTCTGCGGTAACACTGATGATGTTTTTCGTCAGAACGTACGAGCACTCAGTGCAGCGCAATATGCCGGGAGCGGTACCAGAAGACTCCAGCTTGGCGTTACGCTGCTGCGCCTTCTCCAGCGCCTCTACCATAGCCAAAACATCAGGATCACTTACATCGACTACCGTTATGCGTGATTCAGCGTAGTGGTCATCGGCAAGGCTTCGGCCTTCAGCATAATGACAACCAGTTTCGTCATAGATAGCGCCAGTACAACCATAAGTGATGCGACTTGCCGACATGCACTGAATTGTCATTTCTGCGCCGCAAATATGGCATTTAGGTACTTCAGTTGGTCGGTAGCGCTGACGTATTTCTTCCAGTTTTTCCGCTGTTATTTCGGTGTTCTCAGTCATGGTTGGATTCCTCGAATAACACTTCACCTTCGATGCCTATAACCTGACAAACGATTGAGCCGTCTTCCCGGTATTCCATTGGCTCAGCGCTCCATCCTTCAGTGTTATCAGGCTCGTCATCATCTCCAACTTGAATAAAGCCGCCAGTAACAATGATGGCCGAATACATTTCACCTTCAGACCAGTAGCCTTCGGTATCTCTAATGCATTTGACTTTCATGCAGCCACCCATTCGTTAACCAGCCAGATACCCAATGCTGAAAGAACGATAATTGCGATCAGCGCTATACCGTTCAGAATTAACGCCTTCCTAAGAGGGCGCTTGCTGAGGGAGTCTGAGTTCATTTACAAAGTTCCTCCCATTTTTTAATCAGACTCAACCTGGCTGCATTAATGCTGGTGGCATGATAGGTAACGTGAACTGTATGGCACCCTTTGGGGCACTTCAGCGCGCCATAGCGCATGAAGGGGCTGTTACCATGCCAGGCGAATTGAGCTATTGCGCCACAGGTTGGGCATTTGAATTGGTTGGTATCTGTCATGCGGCGTCACTTTCTTCAGATGAAGCGCCATGATCATTTGACTGTTCACAATCAGCAGGCACGGATGTTTCGTATCGAAATTCCTGAAGAATCGACAGCACTTCAGCTTGCATAGCTGGTGGAACTTCAAAGATCAGACTGCCGCTGGTTGTCTCTTGGCATGACGCGATGATCTCCAGAAACTTCCGCGCCTTTCCTGCGTTGAATTGTGGTTTGGCGATGCTTTTGGTTACCTTCTTCTTCCCGGCTGCTTCCGCTTTTTTCATCAGCCTGGAAGCTTCACGATCAGCGTAAACACCATGTTCACGAGAAATGCCGATTGCGATGGCGTAGTTCATTGACCCATCGCGTACCAGCTTTTTGATATACGGGGTGCATTCATGAAGCTGGAGATGTTGAAGGATATCGGACTCTGAGCGCTTAACCTTTCCGGCAATTTCTGACGGGCTCCACCCCTGATTTTGCAGCCGATGATATGCAGCGCCACGTTCAAGAGGTGTTAGCGCCAGCCCTTGCGAGCTGGTGACCATGAATGCGATTTTATCCGCTTCACTACCGACAAAATCTTTGCACTCAAGCCGCACTATATCGTGACCCAGAGCGATAGCTGCCAGGGCGCCGTGATAACGGTGGTGACCGTCGATCACTTTCACTCCGCGTTCGGTAACCTCTACTGCCAGCGGCGGGATATATTCCCCGGCAATGAATGCGTCGCGGAATTCTTCAACATGCGCCTGATTAAGTTCGCGGACGTTGTAGCCTTCCTCCGCATAAATGGAAGCGACAGGGACGTTATAGGTTTTTCGGGTAGTTAACCCGGCGTCTTTATCGTTATAGAGCTGGCCTAAGCTGGGCATATGGTCACCTTTTTGAATTAGGGAGTGCTTCGCTATGCGCCCCACCTGGAGGCGCATAAAACAACACACGGAATGGCTGGGTTAGATAGAACCTTCGTAAATAGGCAGGTCTTCACCGAGCTGGTTTTCCATATCGGTTACGATCTCCTGGAAGGCGTGCTCAATGATTTTTTTCGGCTCGATCAGCTCATACCAGAGGACCAGCTGACCGTCGCGCAGGCGGTAGCGAATGCGTGCATCGATCTGGTACGGTGCGCCATTATGGAAAGGCGCGATTGCCAGGCTGATTTTTTCCGGGATTTTGGTATTGCCTGAGCCGGATTTATCATCGCTGTACTGGAACTGACAGGTTCCGTCCTGCAGGCGCTTAACCGACTTGAACTCAACTTTCCTTGTCTCCTGGAATGCGAGAACCATCTCCAACAGCTCGGTACCTGATGGGCCAGAATAGTTATCGCCAACCGGCGCGACGTTCTGGATGTTATTTTCCAGAAACTCAGCGAAGTCGATCTGATTCATCTTGTGACCATCAGCTGCAGACCAGGCCTTCCATTCGTCAGAGAAAGGGCAGTCATAAACCGCTTTGTGCATTCCCCAGTGGGGGCTATCAGCGTTCTGGTGGAAGTCCAGCACCGCGACGATCCGGGTTTTGGTCTTATCGGCGAATACAACAGAACGCTCATCACGAAATCGCTGGATATATGCGATTAGCGAACCGGGGGAAATCAGGTTCGTAATCTGGCGAATGCGAGACGGGGCAACCTGGAGGCTTTCAAGCGATTTGACATCAAAGCCATCAGGAACAACAACCGACGGGATGTCGGTGTTAGTTTTCAGCGTTGCAGCAACCAGATCGCGGATATCGTGCACGGCAGAGCCTTCAATTTGAGACATTGAATAATTCCTTTATAGAGGTGTGTTGAAAAAGAGGGTGGGATTACTGAGCCAGCTTAATTGGCGCTGTTTGTGGTGCCTGGTCGATAACTTTTAAATCAAGCTGATGTTGGTCTGGATCATCGCGTAACAAAGAGCCATCGTGAGTTGAGAACATAATAGTATCGGCGCGTTCCAGCTCAGGAATTGACCTTGTCACTTTAGGGGTCACCTTCATCACGTTTTCATCTCGTCCGTTCAGCATTGAACAATTCAGAGTCAACGTTACCGCGCCTTTTTTACGCGTTTCTCGTACTGCCTTGACTACCTCTGCCAGCGCTTCGGTCAGTTCGGCATCGAGGGTGCCTTTGTTGATGTACGCCAACTGCTGGCTAAACGGCGTAGTGTTTTTGGTTTCGGACATAATTATCTCCAGTTATCAGCAAGGATCGCCTTTCTGGGTAAGAAGCCTGTACAGCCAGCTCTGCCGCCAGAATCGAACGAATGATTTGGGGTTGCGAACAGCCTGCACACCACGAGGGACGCGCATCAGGTCGCCGTACTGAAAATTAACGTTACGGAAGGTCATATAAATCACCGAATGATGAGGTGTCCGGCAGGAGTTGAACCCGCGCTGGGTTGGGCATCCCAGCCAACACCGGAAGCGGACACATAGAAGGAAAAGGGCGGTCACCCGGCAGAACATTATCCTCTTCCTCCTATTGTGGTTGGTGGAAGACCGGATAACCGCCAAGATGCTAAGGAAGCTTCATGTTGGAGAAACTGCTCATATCGTAAAAATGTTTTTTCAGGTACTATTCAAAAATGCGTATAGTATATTCGTTGCAAACTAAAAATAATGAGGTCTTTTTATGGTGGACAAAGATAATTTTCTTAAAAAATTGAATCAGAATTCCGCAGAGCGGATTTCTGATGAGCAAAAAAAAGAAGCTGCAAAGAAAGAAATGATAGATAAAGCCAAGCATGACTCAAGTTTTTACGCATCAGAAGTAAAGAGTCTAGTTTCTAATGTGGAAAAATGGCTCTCTGAGTCATCAATAAAAATAGTAAAAAAAGAGATAGCAGTAAGTGAGTTTTTGAAGGACAATCTCACGCAGGTAAATTATAATGTTTTTCAATTTGCTCTTGTTTATGAAGGTTTAAGTATAATCTTTACTCCTCAAGGTTGTCTCAGATTTCAAAATAGTGGATTAATTGATATTCTGGTTGACCAACCTAAGCTAACCAAAGTATATGAAGATATTGCTTTGTTAGTTGATTCTGAATGTAAATATCAGTGGTTTTTTTCTGATAATAAAAATAAATTCATTGTGAACGGAGATACATTTAGGGATTTTGTGCTCAAAACAATTGGGATTGAGTAATTACATTGCTTTTGTTCGAATGTTATATTTCTAAACGCCTTGGTGGCAAGGCGTATCAAGCTGAGTTATTTTACTCATTTATTGTTATGGCGGTATGTTATGGATAAGTGGGAAATGACAGCATTCTGTCCGCTTTGTAAGCAGGTTTTTATTGCTAAAAAGTTTCGTGCTCATCTAAACAAGCAGCATTCTGAAGCATCAGATGTCGATAAATCAAAAGTAGAGAAAATGGCGTTAATAGCTCTTAACTCTGTGAAGAGAAACATTCACAAGAATAGCAAGGAGCTAAGAAGCGCCACAGACTTAATAACCTCTCACCGAAACGAATACACAGGAACGGTAAGTGGTGGTGCTTTCGGGCAAGGGAAAAAGTAACTTCCCGAAAGCTATCAACTCGCGCTTACACATATCCTCCTGCCAGTGTTGCCCGTTCACGCCTGTTATCACAGGGCTAACCTTCTCACCGACCGGATCGCGCCCGGTGATACGTTGCATTTGTGCGTAGGGGTCTAAACAGGTTTCATGTGCTGTTCCGACTTTGCAGATTGTTAAAGAGCGGTATTGCTTCAGTGGACCCCGTACGTAACGTTTACGGTTGGGTACCTCTTCGCTGTTGATGTAACTGAATGTACCTTTAGTTACCTTTACCGTCAAGGTTGTTTTGTACCTTTTGTTACCATTAGAGGCAAAAAAAAGCCGGGAGTTACTCCGGCTATGTTTGATGGGGGATTAGATATTCTGTGTGATTTGGACAACTTTGCCGATTATTCGACAGTTTCCATCGATCTGAATTGGCTTGAAAGCAGGATTTAAAGGCATCAGGTATGCATATGGGCTATCCCAAACCAATTTTTTCACTGTGGCTTCAGTTGAGCCGTCTAACATTGCGACAACAACCTTTCCATACAGATCATCAATTTGCCCGTAATGGGGTTCAACAATAACAATCGACCCCTCTGGTATCGACGGAATCCCGTGTGGGTTTGTCATGGATTCGCCACGGACCACAAGTCCGAAAGCTTCATCTGAAACATTTGCAGTAGTTTGTGTCCAGGAAATCACATCAGTCAGTCTTGAGCTTGAATAAGTTTCAGTCCAAGTCCCTGCTTGAACAGCAGAGATAATCGGGATAGCAATCGGAGGCTTAAGGTATGGAATAACCTTTGTATCATCAAGCACAACATCGCCTTCACCGTAGAGAATCCACTCTGGTGTAACTTGAAGTGCAATTGCCAGCTGGTGGAGGTTTTCCCCGTCTGGCTTTGTTGTTCCGTTTTCCCATTTTGTTACTGATACCCTACTAACTCCCAACTTTTTAGCGAGGGTTTGTTGTGTGGTATCAAGCTGAACCCTACGGGCACGGATTCTATCTTTCATCTCAGTTCTCATGTAACCAATGTTACTTTATGTCCATGTAACTTTTATTTGCTATTTAATGTACCTTTTGTTACCTTCAGATCATTAGATAACAGGAGCAACTATGCGCAAACATGAAGTCATAGAGTATTTCGGCGGAGTTTCTAAAACCGCCATTACTTTAGGGATATCTCATCCAGCTGTTTGTCGTTGGGGGGAGATCATCCCTGAGAAGCAGGCGTTTGTAATTGAGCGAATCACCAACGGGAAGCTTAAGTACGACGCTAGCCTTTATCAAAAGTCTACCGATTCTGCGGCATAACCGTAACTACCAAAGGAAATTCAATATGGTAGAGCAAAGTCTCAAAGAAGTTGTGAAAGCAATGTGTAAAGCATATCCAGGAGGACGCGAAGCTATGGCTGGTGCTCTTGGGATGACGGTCACTCAGTTCAATAACAACCTGTACGAGAAAAACGGGTGCCGGTTCTTTGAGGTCGCGGAACTGGAAGCAATGGAAGACATTTCAGGAACAGCTGAACTGGCTGATTACTTCGCTAAAAGACGCGGCGCATTGCTGGTGGATGTACCCAAGCTCGAAGACCTGGATCAGGTCGAACTATTCAATAAAGCCATGAAGACAGCCGCCATGCGTGGTCATGTGGATCAAGTCATCAATCTTGCTCTGGAAGATGGGGTGATTGATGAAGCTGAAGCGGACGAAATCAGGCACTACCACAGGAAACACCTCTCAGCACGAGAGGAAGAAGTGAAGTCCATTCTTGCTGTCTTTGGTCGACGAAAACCAAAGCGAGAGTAATCCCTTACAGGCTCACCACGTAAGCAGGAGGGCCAGTGTATCAGGACGAATATTTTCACGTGACTATGCCCACGGTTTTTGCTCGTGAGGACGCCCCGTGGATTAAAGAGCAATTAGCAGCACTCCCGGCAGGTATGCGGGAAAAAATCGCGATGGCGTATGCGCAGGCGTACCAGGAGGCGTTCGACGCAGAACCGGTGTCATTCCGGCAGCAGAACGCAGCACGACGAACGGCAAACCGCCGATTGCGAGAGTTTTGTACGAGATATACCCCAGCAGTCAGGGGATATACCTCGCTCCCACCCAGGGTATGAATTTTTAAAACCGGGTTGGGGGAAAGGGGGCGGTATTGGGTTTTAGCCCGAAGGGCTGGAACAGCTTTACCAGAAGAGAACGATCTAACAGATAGATCACTGAATGGGGTTAAAACGCCAAATGGAAATCTGGACGTTTAGCCTTCCAAAAGGAGCCGAAATGATTTATTCAGACGTTAACGAAAAATGGGTCCCGGTTCCGGTTGAGCCATATTCCAAAGCCTATGAAGTCAGCAACCTCGGACGGGTTCGCAGTGTTCCGCGCCTGGCTAACTCTGAATATTTTATTCGACACATTCACGGCGGTTTTCTGAAAGGCCGCCAGCGCAAAGACGGGACCAAAACCGTTACGTTGTCGGTCCAGCGTCAGCGCACTAAGTTTGTCATCGCCGAGCTGGTGGCTATGGCCTTCGGGGAGGTTACTGCTAATGCTTAACATTCAGCCCCGCGAAAAACAGATCGTCGCGTTAAACATGCTGCGCAGCGCCTGGAAACAGAATAACTCCTTCATGCTCTACGCCCCTGTAGGTTTTGGCAAAACAGCAATAGCCGCGCTAATCACTGATGGCTTTGTCAGTCGTGAAATGCGCGTAATGTTTGTGGCTCCGTATACGGTTCTGCTGGACCAGACCGCAGCTCGATTCATGGAATATGGTCTTCCTGGTGAAGAGATCAGTTACGTCTGGCGCGATCACCCGTCATACAACCCCACTGCTCTGATCCAGATTGCCAGTGCTGATACGCTGATTCGCCGTGAGTTCCCGGACAATATCGACCTGTTGATCGTTGATGAAGCCCACCTGAAGCGCAAAAAACTGCTGGAGGTTATCGACAATCTTACTCGCAACACAGCAACGAAGGTGATCGGCCTTTCCGGTACGCCTTTCGCTAAATTCCTGGGCAATTACTACCAGCGTCTGATTAAGCCAACGACGATGAAGGAACTGATCGCCATTGGTGCATTGAGCAAATATGAGTTTTATGCACCGTCGCATCCTGATCTGTCCAAAGTGGAAACGTCATACACAGCAGGCTATGGCAGCGACTACAAAGAAAACCAACTCAGCCAGGTGATGAGCGAAGCCAAGCTGGTAGGCGACATCGTGAAAAACTGGCTTGAGAACGGCGAAGACCGCCCGACGATTTGTTTTTGCGTCGATGTCGCTCACGCCAACTTTGTGACGGTTGAATTTGCCAGCGCTGGCGTGACGGTTGAAGTTATGACGGCCAGCACACCACACGACGAACGCCAGCTGACGATCCGCCGTTTCGAGCAGGGCATTACCAAAATAATCATCAATGTTGGTGTACTGGTAGCCGGGTTTGATAGCGATGTTCGCTGCATCATCTTCGCCAGGCCGACCAAAAGCGAAATGCGCTGGATACAGACGCTGGGCCGTGGCTTGCGTGCCGCCCCTGGTAAAGATCACTGCCTCATCTTCGATCACACAGGCACGGTTAATAAGCTGGGTTATCCCGACGACATTGAATACGACTATCTCCCTTCAACATCTGATGGCATGGAAGAAGCACCGCTGAGAGCCGTGAAAACCGATGAAGCGGAGAAGTTGCCGAAAGAATGCAGCCAGTGCCACTTCGTCAAACCAGCCGGAATCTATATCTGCCCGAAATGCGGTTTTAAACCCCTGGCCGGGGAAGACGTGGAAACAGATAAATCCCGTGGGCTGAAAAAGGTCAGCAAAGCGGAAGTCAAACACACCCCAGAGCAGAAGCAATCCTGGTGGTCTCAGATTCTGTTTTATCAGCGAACCCGCGCAGCTCAGGGACGCCCGGTCAGTGATGGCTGGTGCGCACATACCTACAAACAGAAATTTGGCGTATGGCCAAGAGGGTTACACCACACCCCGCAGCAAATCACACCTGAAGTAATGAATTTCATCAAATCAAAACTGATCGCCTTTGCGAAGAGAAAAGAGAAAGGAGAAGCCGCATGAATACCAAACAAGCTGCTATTGGTCGCTGGGCGGAAATCTATAAATACTATGGCCTCCCTGGCATTACCGGGAAAAACCATCTGAAAGGCGAATGCCCTCTTTGTGGTCGTACAGGGAAATTCCGCTGTGATGATAAAGACGGCACCGGGTCATATATCTGCGTATGCGGCTCCGGTGATGGATGGGCGCTGCTTACAGCTAAGACAGGCAAAGAGTTTAAAATACTGGCCACTGAAATTGACAAGCTGATCGGTAATACCTACACCTCGGATCGCACCAGAGTAAATCCGGTACGTACATCGCTGGCGCAACAACGTGAGAAAGTCAGCCGGAAGTTTGCAAAGCTCACCACGCTGCGCGGTACTGGCGCAGATAGTTACCTCAAAGGGAGGGGCATCAACTCTTTACCTGCTGAGAGCGTCAGATACTGCGACAAACAGCCAGTAGACGGGAAAAACCTTCAGGCAATTTACGCGCTGGCAACTGATGACCGTGGCGAACTGTGTTACTTGCATCGCACCCTGCTGGATGGAGAGGCAAAAGCGCAAACAGGCGGCGCAGCCAAGAAGATGATGAAACTGCAGGAGGACAGTTATTTAGAGTTCGCCAAATCCGTAGCTATCCGCATGTTCCCCATATCCTCAACGCTTGGAATTGCCGAAGGGATAGAAACGGCTCTGGCCTGTCATCAGATCACGAAGTGCAACACCTGGGCGACGATGAATACCGCCTTCATGAAGAAATTCCGTGTTCCTGCCGGGGTAAAGAACCTCATCATTTTTGCTGACTCAGACGCCAACGGTGCAGGTCATGCCGCTGCTTTTGAATGTGCTGCAGCAAATCTCCACGCAAAGAACGATCTGGAAAGTGTCTCCGTTCGCTGGCCAGCGCAGGGTGATTTTAACGATCTGCTGCTTAACGGCTCAGAAGTATTCGAGTGGGTATTTCACCGGGGGATGAAACAGTGAAGAAGCCAGCCAGGCAAAAAGTGAAGGTATATAAATCGAAGAAATGCCCTCAGTGCGGGGAGACCTTCACGCCAGATCGTAACCTGCAAAAGGTCTGTGGTCCTCTGTGCGCTATAGGTCATAACCGTGCGCTTAAAGCTAAAAAGGCAGAGGCAGACAGAAAGGACAAGCTGAAGATGCGCAAAAAAGCGCTACTGACGCGCGGTGACTATATCAAGAAAGCTCAGACCGCCTTCAATGCTTTTATCCGCGAACGCGATGAGGGTAAACCATGCCCGTCCTGCGGTACCTATCATCCGCCTATGGTCTTTGGTGGCCAGTGGGATTGTGGTCATTTCATGGGGGTTGGTGCCCGTCCTGAACTGCGCTTTGAAGAGAAGAACGCCTATCGGCAGTGCAAAGCCTGTAACGGTGGTTCAGGTCGTTTCGCTGCGAAGAATGCCACGGTACACGCTCGCTACAGGGAAACGCTGATCGAGTGGTTTGGGTTGTCGCTGGTGGAATGGCTGGAAGGCCCACACGAGGCGAAGCATTACTCAAAAGAAGACCTGGAAGAAATAGCGGCTAAATACCGCCGTAAAACCCGCGAACTGAAAAAGCAGAGGGCCGCATGAATTACGATCTTATCTACTGTGATCCGCCGTGGGAATACGGCAACCGAATCAGCAACGGCGCAGCCTGTAATCATTACAGCACGATGAGCATTGACGATCTGAAGTTTCTCCCTGTCCGTAAGCTGGCTGCTGATAACGCCGTACTGGCGATGTGGTATACGGGGACCCATAACCGCGAGGCTGTAGAACTGGCTGAATCATGGGGTTTCCGGGTCAGAACGATGAAAGGCTTTACCTGGGTGAAACTAAATCAGAACGCCGCTGATCGCTTTAATAAGGCGCTAAACGCCGGTGAGCTGGTGGACTTCAATGATCTGCTTGAGATGTTGGATCGTGAGACGCGCATGAACGGCGGCAATCACACCCGGAGCAATACAGAAGATGTGCTGATAGCCACCAGGGGAACCGGACTAACCCGCGCCAGCGCATCGGTAAAACAGGTTGTTCACACTTGCCTTGGTGAGCACAGCGCTAAGCCGTGGGAAGTAAGGAACCGTCTGGAGCAATTATACGGCGATGTGAAAAGGATAGAGCTATTCGCTCGGGAAGAGTGGAAAGGATGGGACCGCTGGGGAAACGAATGCAACAACAGCATTGAAATGATTACGGGCCAGATAAGAGGGGTTAGCCATGCGTGACATTCAGTTAGTTTTAGAGCGTTGGGGCGCATGGGCTGCAAGTGATTCGGGCAGTGTTTATTATGCCCCTATCGCTGCAGGATTTAGTGGCTTACTGCCTGCTTCCCGAAAATCAAGAACGGCGTGTTGTGATGATGATGGTTTGCTTGTGAGTTCTGCGGCGGCATGCCTGAAAAAGAAAGACCCGTACTTGCACACATTGATCGAGTGGCACTATGTTCGCAATTTGCCAGTAAGGGCTATAGGAGACAAGCTCGGGGTTTCGCATACCCAGGTACTCAAGCGCTTGCAGGCTGCTGAGGGATTTATAGATGGTTGCCTTGCCATGCTGGATGTTAACCTGCAAATGGAAAAATACGTGCAGAGAGAAAACGTTTACGGTTAATTGATACTCCTGTTAGTGAGGAACAGTAAATGGAAGTAGAAAATATTCGTTATCATTTTGAATTGTATATGGAGAGATTTTATCCAAATCTTTCTTTAATGAAGAAACAAGGCGTATTCCTAGTTCACCCCGCTGAAGAAATGAAAGATACCAGTAAGGAATATACTGAACCTGGAGTTCAGCTTATGTGGATGATGTTTCTTGCTGGTGGGCAAACAATACAGAAAAACATGATTGTAAAGCTCCCTACATTAAAGGAAAAGCCAGATGGTTTTTATGATGCTGGCTATAACGAGGGGGTTTCAGATTGCCGCAAATATCTTAATTCAGCAGGGCTGAAAATTAAGGAATAAAAATGTTGTGGAATTCCAAAAAAGCAATTACTCTGTTAAGAGTCGTCACTTAGACACAAACTTAACCGATTCCAGAACCTCGCCTAATGGCGGGGTTTTTT